GACTGTTGTGATGTGATAGGCACGTCTCCGGCCGCTTCCGGAATCGATGCCTGTGACATAGTCTACGTGCCTAGCGGAGACGGGCAGCGAGAGACAGTGTATGTCCTATCGTTGGCGTGCGAAGCGGTGGGCAAGAAACGTTTGTTTGTACACAACGAGCAGTTCATCAAAGCCAAGAAACCTAAGACTACGGCGAAGCGTATGCTCTACGTACACCTGGCCATCAGGTCGCTGTTGGCAGATGCAGCAGAGTGTGGCCTCTACGGGGATCATTGCTTCGCCTTCTACCGAGGGTTGAGTTGTGGAGTGACAGTGCGATCACACTCAGACGAAGGAGGCTGGGTTCGAGAGGCTATGCGTAACGCGAGTTACCCCCAGAGTCGTGGAGTGGTGAAAACCGATCCGAGGGATTACCCGGGCCTTCCTCGGTTCAACACGATGAACACTGACCCGTCGTTGTTCAGGAGAGAGTGTGTATCGCTGATGTTGGAAGTGTCCGCCCTCATATCAGACTCAGACCCCCTACACGAAGTGGGTGTGTCTAGTGTGATATACAATGCGGAGATGGATAAAGACGGTAAACCAACTGCTGCGGCGAAGGTGGGAGGTGATCACATGAAGCCTAGCGCTTTCGATGACTTGGAGGGAATCCTTAGCCAGATGGAGAACTACGCAGTGAAGTTTTTGAGCGTGATCAATGCGTCTGCGCCTAGTGATGGATGCAATGGGGCCTTACTAAGAGGTACGTTCAGGATGTACTTAGAGAGTGACTCTGTGGACAGTCACTTCGACAGACTTGAGTTACTACCCTACCTGTTCGTAGAGCCAGGTCCGATCATCAAGCATAAGATGTGTGTGAGGCAATCGGGTCCGAAAGCAGGCGAGACCCGAAAGGTGCCACTCTTCCCGAGTGACCCATACATCTTAGAGGCGGATGATAAGAGAAAGACCTGTACCGAAAAACATAGAGCCGCAAACGTGTATTATGACTATAAGGATACGAGCTTGCGTGATATAGGAGCATACTATATGTTGTCCCCAGGCTTCAATAGTGGGGTCGACAGAGGTCTGAATAATATGCGATTCGTCAGTACCGAAAATGTGTCGGATCACGTTACAATGATGAGGACATCAGCGACAGACTGTGTAGCTGAGATGGCCTGGATAAGGCCACACTGCCCAGTACCCGCGCCAGGTGAGGGACGCTGCTGGAGTGGACAAGTGGTTTTAGAGTACCACGGAGGCATGCGTCGGGCTTTACGCACAGCGGCAGACGATCCTGTGTACTTAGAGGTAGGCAGTCCGATCATACGCTGTGTGCAGAAACTCAACAAGTCAACGACTGCAATGAGTAGGAAGGTAAATGACAAGTACCGAAAATATATCAACGATGCAAACATGGATGAGACAGAGTTGTTGACTCAGGAATTATTCAGAGATCGGTACACCGGAGTTACACCGAGATTGGCAGTACAGCAGACAGTAGGTGTAGGAGCTAGCGGAGATCCGACGGACGAGAGGCTGCCCGGTGGGGACGACGCAGAAGGTGATAAGTCAACAGCTGCTGTCAGAGAGTACGGAATAGGCACGCCAGGTGGAGATGGGTCTACGGATACTAGCACAAGTGTAGTGGGTACTGGGACTGGAGGCGATACGAGCACTTAACAGCAATAAGTTCAACAAACAGCAGTATAGTGTTGGCGGCGAGCCAAGACCTGTGGGGTAACCGCGACAGGTATGAGACGCCACGCGGGGCGCGAACGTGCGAATAGCACAATGTGAAGGCCGGAACGGTAATAGCATACAAAGACGGAGAAGTAGGATGAAAATCCATGTATATTTTTGTATTAATAGTGTCTAATAGATCGTAGCTAGGTGTAATAGCTTGCGCGGAGGACCATGTAGGTGAGTGAAGATCTTCACAAGATGTGAAGGTGATCTCATCAGTGATCCCGGGTTGGTCGGCCCATAGATCAAGGAATACCGCGTATAGACCTCGCGACGCCCAGAGGGCAATGAAG